CAATAGGAAGTAAAAAAACATCACAACACACCACAGGAAACGCAACAGATTTTGAAATAGCTGGTGTATCTAATTTAGAAGTAGCTTTGTGGATTGAAAACCATTGTGACTTTGACCAACTAATCTTAGAGTATTACACAGGAGAAGCGAATAGTGGGTGGATTCATGTTTCGTATAAAGATGGTTCAAATAGAAAACAAGTATTAACATTTGATGGAAAATCATATACTAATGGATTACCAGAAGCTAAATGGTCTGGTGGAAAATTAACTAACTAATAGGAGTTTATTATGCCAATGGGAAAAGGAACTTATGGGTCTAAAAAAGGAAGACCACCAATGAAGAAAAAGAAAAAAGCTAAAAAGAAGAAGAAGTAATGGCCACAAAGAAACCTATATACGCTAAAGCTAGACCAAAAAGATTAGGGAAACCAAAATCTTTTAATAAAAAGTCTAAGGCTTATAAATCAGCTAAAAGAAAAGCTGATAAGAAGTTTGGCAAAAAGGTTTCTTTGTATAAAAACATATTTATTTCTCAAGCTATCAAAAAGTATAAGCCTAGAAAGAAAAAAAAATGAGTGATAAAACTGCATTACAAAAAATAGAATCTCACGAAAAACTTTGTCGTATTATGCAGAAAGCAACACACGATAAAATTCACGATCTACAATCACAAATAAATAGAATTGAAAAAATAATGCTTATTTCTGTTGGTGCATTAATAAGTTCAATGGCATATGTAATTATGCTTTTGATTGACAAAGTGTAAAGCTTTACAAAAAGCAAAAAAGAAAGTACAAGCAATAATTGTATGAATAAGAGAATCCTCGTTATCAGCGACATGCATATCCCATACCACCATAAAGATTCTATAAGCTTCTTAAAAGAAATTAAAAAAGAATTTAAACCAGATAGAATTATTAATATAGGCGATAGCTTAGACTTCCATGCTATATCAATGCACGATAGTAACCCTGATTTATATTCTGCTGGACACGAACTAAAAGAAGCTAGAAAATATGTTAAACAATTAGAGGATATATTTCCAGAAGTAACAGAAGTAGATAGTAACCATTCTAGCTTAGTTTATAGACGAGCGCTAAAATATGGAATGAGTAAAGAATTTTTAAGAGATTATGGAGATTTTCTAGGTACTAAAAAATGGAAGTGGATAGATGATTTAACACTTACAATGGGAAATGGACAAAGATGTTTTTTTACGCATGGTCGTAGTGCAGATGTATTAAAAACAAGTCAAGCTATGGGCATGAGTTGTGTTCAAGGACACTATCATACAAAGTTTGTAATATCTTGGTGGGCAAATCCTGATAATTTATTTTTTGGCATGAATGTTGGTTGTTTGATAGACCAAAAAAATATGGCTTTTGCCTATGCAAAAAATTTTAGAACAAGGTTTATTCTAGGTTGTGGAATAATCTTAAATGGTGTGCCACGATTACTGCCTATGGTACTTGACAATCAAGGTAATTGGATTAAGAAGATAGTATGACCTCAAATACATTAAAAAAGACCCTTTTAAAGAGCCATAGAGCCACGCACAGCGATAATTCTGCATTTTCTGAACAGGTTTCAGGGAATCACTATAAAAGCCTTAAAATCCAGCCTTTAGAATATTGCATGGCAAACAATTTAAACGCATGTCAAACTCATGTTATTAAATATGTTTCAAGATATGATAAAAAATGGAAAGACAAAAAAGATCAAATTAAAGATTTAAAAAAAGCAAAGCATGTAATTGATATGCAAATAGAATTATTGGAGAAAGAATAATATGTGGTTATCTTTAGTTAAGTTTGGATTAAAAACAGGTGCAGAAATCTATAAGAACAAAAAAGAAACAAAGATATTAGAATCTGTAGCTGAAAAAAAACAAATGCAAAGAGTTATTGATGGGGAGATTGAAATGGTCAAAACTATCAAAGAACATCAAGCAAACGATTGGAAAGACGAAATCGTATTGGTTTTAATTTCTATTCCTTTGTTAGTTTGTGCTTATGGAATTTTTAGCGAAGACCCAAATGTTATTGCAAAGCTAGATGCTTTCTTTGATCAAATAGATAGATTTCCTTTATGGCTACAAGGATTAATAATTGGTGGCTACAGTTCTGTTCTAGGTATAAAAGGGGTGTCAGCATTTAAAAAAAAGTAGTATAGTGTCCTAATGGACAAGATTAAAACTGATGCAGTCATTACAAATTTAGAATTACAATTAGAAACAAGTAACAATCCTTATGGCTCTTTTGTAAATTTTAAATTTATAGATACTTTCCCAAGCTTTCCAAAATTAAATGACATGATTTTTGAAATTAAAAAAAGGCATGATGTTGATTTAATTAATTATGAGTATTCTTACACAGGAATACATGAAGATACCGATTTACAATATTTTGATATTGTTAGAAACTAGGGCAGTTCAGAACCAGTTAAGGAACCACCCTAGCCAAACTACTCACTCTCGCTCATAGTTCTATTTACTAACTTCAAGGATTGTTAGTAAAATTCATTTAATCTATTAATTTCTTGTTAGCTTTTCTGTAGCTATATTATTAATAGATTGTTGCTTCAAGTTTTCACAATAGCTATGACCATTCTTCGCTTCTATTTTACAATAAAGATATATTTTTTTCTTATCAGAAAGTTGTTTTTTAACATTTTTATATCTTTCATCATTAGTAGCTTTAACTTTAGCTAACGAAACAGAAAGTGATTCGTTGGTCATTTTTTCATTAACCACATAATCAAAAACCTCTTGCACCTGATCTTTAACTTCATCATAATCTATTTCTGATTTGATAAATCTTTTATCAAGTGCGTCAAGGTATGCGATTATCCTATGAGGATCAAAGGATTGTGGTCGCATTGTGATGTATTTAGCTAACTCGTTTGACATTAACCTAGTTCTTGTTCATACATTTCTGGGTTAAAATCAGTTGCGTTTTCTTTAGCCCAATCTATTTCTTCTCTTGGACTTTCTGGCAACTTATCATCAGTAAGCTGAATACCTTGTTTAGCTTGTTGATAATTTTGTTGTGGTTGTGGTTGAGGATTATAACCAGCTTTATTAAATGGTTTAACCATATAACAAGTTACAACTTGTTCCATACCATCGCCATATTTTGTTGGCTCGTTTTGTTGCGTTTTACTACCCCATTTAAGAACATGCCCAGATCGTACATACTCTTGTACTTCTGGAGTGTTTAACCAAGTGGAAATTTCATTAATTCCATATAGCTTTTTTGTTATACTACATTGAAATTGAGCCTTTGTTGATGAGGCTTGATATTCCATTTTTGGTGCTTTGTTTCCTGTGCTATATAGCTTTAAAGAAAGCCCACAGAATGGTAGTCGTTGCGTTTGCATTTGTGTCATGTTTTATCCTTATTGTTTCTGTTTTTGTTTTTTAGGTTTATTACTTTCCATAGCTAACATCATATATTTAGCACCAAGAAAAGCATTAAACATTTCTTTATTTAAAGGAAGTTCCTTAACTTCAATCTTGCTATCTTTTTTAGGCAATCTAATAATTAAACCTTTAGCAATTTTTTGTTTAGTTTCTTCCTCGTAGGCATACTTATATGCATTCAACTGTAATGTATAATCAAATGATATATGATTACTTGTTTTAATATCTGCTAAAACAAGATTGCCTTTCTTGTCCTTTAGAACAAGATCAAGTGTACCAGCATAGTTGTGTTTTTTAGAAAATATTTTTTTCTCTAATTCAACTACTTGATATTCTTGGGTTTTCCACCAATCTAAAAATAACTGAAAGCAATTAACAACTGCTTTATCAGATTGGTTTGGAATTTTTTTACCTTGTAGAAAATCTTCTATCAAGCCATGTACTACACTTCCAACTAACCCAGCATCATCTTTGATCTTGTCAGTTTTATTTGTAGCTTGATGTATTATTCTTTCAAGGGATACTCTGTCTAATGTTTGACCACTATCCATAATATTATTAATTGAATCTTTTATCTCTCTTATAGGAGTATAAACTAACCAATTAACCAATTGAGGTTTTGGAATACCTTTACCACATATTCCTGTTACACTTTCAACTTTCTCGCCATTGAAATAATAGATATGGTTTTGATCATCAAAGTCTAACTCAATACCATTTTTTAATTTATGTTTTATATACATGTTTTCCTTTTTAGTTAAGACGCTCTATTAATTGTGTAATATCATATCTATAATATTTAGATAGACAAAACAATTTAGAAACATCAGTTTTTATACCTTTCTCAAATTTATATAAATCAAATATTGAGTTAAAGTACACTGGGTTATCTTCTACTACTGCCTCAGCAGTAATATCTTTATTAAGTCTTACATTTTTAAATTTAAGACCTATTATCTGGTTTAAAAGTTTGGCATTAGGTTTTTTCTTAAAATCCTCTACCATTCCTTTAACCATATAATCTGTTTTGACTTGCTTATTCATATTTTCCTTTCTAGTTTAAAATAGAATGACCACGATTTATTAAACACTTTCTAGTCAAAGATTTGTATTTAGTTTCCATCGTAGGACTTACACTCCAATATAAAATATTGCTAATAAAATTACTATTTTTTTTTGCAATACTTTCACAATGTTGTAAATCGTTAGTTAATTCAACTGCTTGTGATTTATCAAAGGTACCACTACGACCAGCAGTATCAACAATGGGCTTGTAGCTACAAGCGTGCAACAACATTATTACGCATAACATTTTCTTCATATTTTTTCCTTTCTAGATTAAGCTTTTTCATATATTCTTTCATGGTCTTAGCTTCTATCTTGTCCATTAATTCCATAACTTCTACAAAGAAGGGACTGTTATCTCCAAATTTCCAGCCTTTTCTTATAGATTCATGATATATAAATCTAAGCCTTTTTTGTTTTATCAAGTCCATCTTTAGCTACCTCCATATCTAGTTTAACTAAGTCTTGTTCAGCTTTAGTTATTTTTTCATTTAAGATTTGTTTAAGATCATAAAGAGTATATAGTCTTTCAACTATCTTTGCTCTTTTAGTTAGTTCTTTAAACTCTTTTACTAAACTCATATTATTACTCCTATAATAAATCCAACTACAAAGCATAACCACTCTCGTCTATAATAAAGTTCTAACGCTTTCCAATCAGATTTTGATTTTCCAAAAATTAACATATTGTCCTTTCTTGGTGGGGCTATTAACCCCACCGATTTGTTTATTTATACTCTAGCTTGTATTGGATTATTTGAAAAGATAATCAAGCCACCAAGTTCTTGTAAGAACCTTGCTCTGTCATCTGATTTTTCTTCGTCATTAGCTAGATTAGTTACAGCATTAGCTAAGTCATATTTAGAAGTTACAAATGTTTCTCCTACATAATGATTTAACCTTTCAAAGATACCAGCGCGCTCAACATCAGATAAACCATGTTTTTTAGACAATACTTCTATTTGATGTGAGTTGATTTTTTTCTCAGTAGCTTCTTTTAACTTATCAAGGTTTTCCTGAAATAATTCAGGGTTACTGATAAGTTCTAACTGCTGACCCATTTTATCAACTATAGTTTTCCACTGCTCATCATTATCTACATCAATAATCATTTTACCAACATGCTTAGCATAGAACTGATTTAGATATTCTGGTGCAACCATACCATTAGTACATACTAATCTATAAATAAATGGTTTAACAATTAATGAGCCACCACCTATTTCAGAATTAGTAATAGTAATACCACCTTGAACAAAATCGCCTTCAACTACCTCGCCCTCAAGCTTTGGTAAAACAGCAGTAATGTTCATGGTATCTCTATCGTAATGTGCATACTTTAACTCAGCACCCATATCCATTAGCCTTTCTAATGAAGCATTAGCAACTACATCGCTATCAATTCTTTTATAACGATTAGTCAATACTGCTCTACACTCATTAATAGGTTGTTGATCATAAGTTCTAAGCATTAGTTCTCTATTCTTATTATTCTTAATCCAAAAATTAAGATTATGAGCAACTAAATCTTGGCTTACAGGTAAGCATTTTGAAATATACCTATGACCAATTTTTAATTTACTACATAAGTTATTAAGAGAACTATCGTTTAGTACATATTCTCCTTGTGATAAATGATCTACCTCTATACTAGGATAAACATAATCATTTGTATTAACTTTCATGCCTTTAAGATCAACAAGATAATCTCTTTTGTTTTTTGTATCTTCATTGATGTTATTTAGCATTTCTTTTATGTCTTGACCTTTTTTCATTGTGTTTCCTTTACTAGTTATTGTTAATATTAATCGAAAATGTTTTGTCGTTAAACAAGTCCGAAGTTATTGGTTGTCCTTTGGAAAACCAAATTCTACATGTTAAGCCATAAATACTTTCATCATAAACTTCAAAAGTATTATCATAGAGTTCTGGCTTAAGACTTAAAAGATAATCAGAAAATTCTTCAACTGATTTAAACTCTTTAGTAATTTGTGTATTTTTATTAATTATATTTACACTTCTTGGTTTATTTTCTTCTGATATTTGCATAAGTATCCTTTCTATATTACTAAGTATTTACCAGTACGAACTTTAGATTGTATTGAGATAGTATGACCTAAGTCAGTTTTTACACTTTGACCAACATTAGTATCCCAGATTTTTTTAGCTAATACTTCAGCATCGTTTAAGAAGCTATCATAATCGCTACCAACTAACCAACATAATTCATCTCTACAATAATTAAATAAATCTTGTAAAGTTCTAAAAGATTTTACTTTAACTAAATTATGCGTTTTAATATTTAATCTAATCATTATTTAACCTCATTATTAAATTGAATTTGACTAACATGAAAGACAGGATAGCTTCTATATTCTTCTTCTTTACCATCTTGAACTTTTCTAACTAAACGAGCAACTGATTTGCTTCCTTTAATTATTTTAGCTTTCATTTTTCTAGCTTGATTAAAAGTACAAAAACCACCTTTTAAATTAGTAGCTTGTAACTTCTCAAGGTTAATGCCTTGGAAAGATTTTTTAGTATATAAGTTATAGTACATTTTTTTTCTCCTAGTTATAAAGAGGTGACTGCCTCGTCAGTAATTACCCATCACAGTAACTATACAATAAATTGTTTCGGCTTAAAATTTCTAGATCGTAGGTCTTAACACACACTCTCTGAGGCTCCCCTTGATATTAACGAAACAACTTATTTCTGAAGCAAAACTTAGAATTACTTACCAAGGCTCTGAACCGATTTTTATGCGTTTATAGAAGAGTACCGATTAAACATATTCTATATATAAAAACTATGCTAAAAATACGATTAAAAGTAAAGAACTATCTTTTGAGTAAATACTCGGCTTTTTAAGATAAATATAAAAAAAAAGTAAAATTTTATTCTTACTACTAAGGGTTTAATAAGTAATAGTTGATTTAATGTTCAAATCGGTTATTAATAAAGTTGAGTGTATTCATTATGCTCCCTTTCTAGTTATAAATGGGGAAAGTTTATACCGATTTCTTTCCCCACTAACTCACAGGAAAAACACATGGATAATAAACTAAGAATAGCTTCAATGCTTGTTGCTCATAGGTATGCAAAAAATTTAACACAAGTACAAGTATCAAAAAAAATAGGTGTTACATTTCAGCAAGTTCAAAAGTATGAAAGAATGATTAATAAAATTACATCTGATAAATTAATTGAGTTTTGTAATTCTTTAGATGTTAAATTACAATCATTTCAAGATGGCGATCCTTTTCAAGTTTTAGATGGTGCTGATATTTCAATTTTAAAAAAAGAAAAAGCTTTAAGCATAATTGAAATACTATTTAGCAAATATGAAAAGCCTTTATTATTAACTAAAGAGATGGAGATGACAAATGATCAAAGTGCAAGTAGATAAAGTATGGCTAGGCAAAGTAAGTGTAAGAGATTACATTTATAAAAAAGCTTTAAGATTAAAAGAATCTTTAGGGATTGTTCATGGTAATGAATATATGTTTATACCTTATGAGAAATTAAAATCTGCTAAAAGTTACACAGAAAATTCTTTTAAAAGTAAGTTTAATGGAAAAGAATATAAGCTTGTGGATTTTGATTGGAAGCCTTATAAAGAAACTAATACGAACCAAAGGAGTTTATTATGAGTGGAGAAGATTTTTTAGATATTCCTAAAACTGATGAAACTCAACAATCAACACCAGAAGAATATTATTTTTCAAAATCTAAAAACCAATGGATTATGGTTTCTGATATGTCAGATATGCATGTTCGTAGAGCCTTTAAAAGATTATTAAAAATGATAAGGCTTGGAACATTAGTAGAACTTTCTGATTATAATGGAGATACTAATAATAATGAAATTCAAGTAGAATTAAATGCTATTGAAAATCATGTTTTTAAAATAAGAGATAAGTTAAGTGGCTGAATATAGTAATATACATTTTGAAATTATAGATAGAAATAGACATAGAA